GGACGGTGGTGAAAGATAGCGGTGCTACGGTCGCTATTGCAGCAGATACGGCAACAGGGGTGGTGGCACTTACTTCCGCCGCTACTACTGATGATGATGGCGCTTCGATTCAAGGTAATGAAATATTTCAGTTGCCTTCGACTGCTGGAGAAAAACTCTTTTTTGAAGCCCGTTTTTCTATTGCTAGTACCTCTGGTGATAGCGTGGGACAAATGGATGTTTGGGTAGGGCTTTGTGAAAACTTTGCAACTCATCCCGAAAATGCTTTTACTGCTTCAAACCGGATAGGTTTTCAGCTAGACGATGGGTCTTCTCTTACTAGGTTAATTACAGAAGCCTCCGACACAGAGACAGAGACAGAACTTGCTACTACTTATAACTTGACTGATGACACTTATGTCACTGTAGGGTTTATTGCCACGAAAGGTACAACTACTGATACGGTTCAGTTTTATTATGACCGGCAGTTGGTTGGTACACATACTACTAATATTCCTACTGCTTTGATGACACCGGCTGCTGTCGAAGTGTCCGGAGATGCTACGGGTACTAAGAGCATGAATGTTGATTACATAATGGCTGCGGTTGATCGCGGAGTGACTTATTAATGGCTGCGACGCGAAAGCGGGCGAGAACTAAAGGCGGGACGTTTAGAGGGGATGACCCCTCTACTCCCGATATTAATGAAGCTTGGGAGGACACCACTGTGGCGACTAAGAAAGCTCCAGCAAAGAAGAAAGCGGCAAAGAAAACCGTGACTAAAAAGGCTCCAGCAACTAAAGCCAAAGCGGGTTTGCCGCCTCCGGGGAGTGCCGCCCACAAAGCCATGGTTTTACGTGGCGAAATTAAGGAGTAACGTATGGCCGGATCAGATACTTTTTCGACCTATATCACGCCTACTGGACTAGCGGCGGCTGATCCTAACGGCATTTGTCAATCTCAAACACCCGGAAGTGCTAGTGATTTAACTATCAACGGCGCTTTGCAAAGCGGTGGTGTTGCTACTCTTGTTCCTGCTCGAAACGTGACGGTTACCTCGGGTGGATCGAGTGAAACAGGCAAAAATTTTACTATTACAGGCACAGCTACAGACGGCACGGCGGTTACTGAAACGATTGCCGGACCCGGTGGGAGTGCTACTGTTTCTACTACCGCGCTTTTTAAAACAGTGACACAAGTAGCGGTAGATGCGGCGACTGCGGGTGCGGTGGAAGTTGGCTCTGGAACCACTGTTAATCAAACAGTATTTGCAGGACGTACTCGTTTACGTGGCATTTACTTTGTTAATAGTGCGGCAGCGGGTGACTTGGACTTTAAAAACGGATCTTCTAACGGCGATACTGTGATGAAGCTAATGACTACGGGCACTGCCAACACGGCGGATTATCCCGATATTCCAGATGAAGGAGTATTGTGTGCTGACGGTGCGTATGTGAATTTTACCACTACGGACGTGACCGCTTTTACGGTGTTCTATAACTAAATGTATAACGTAGAAGAAGTCATTAAAGATGAAATTAGGTCGTGGTCTAAAGAAGCGTTAGAGAAAATTAATCCTAATTTCAACGGGTTACCGCCTTGCCCCTATGCCGAAGGTGCATGGGCGGATGACAAGGTGGGAATAGGGTTTAAGACGTGTCCGTCTTTCCAAGATTTAACAACGATTGTTTCAACTTGGGACGATAAGCATGATTTAGTGATTTTAGTTGATTTGGACTATATGCGAGATCGAGAGGTCTTTTATCAGCATATTGATGGATTGAACGAAGCTATTTCCCAACGGATTTTTATAGAAAAAGATATTTGGTTAATGGCGTTTCATCCTGATGATGAGCCTAACGAATTGGTGTATGCCCATGAAGATTTAAAAAGCGTAATAGATATTAGTTATGCGATGATATTTATCCAACGTCTGAGTAAGTTGCATGAGGCGGCGGAAAAGTTGAAGAAAACAGGGTATTACAAAGAGTACGAACAGCAGTTTGGTTTAATGGATATGTTAAGGGTACGCGAAACCTATTACCGGAGGTTGAAAGATGGCTAAAAAGAAACAAGGGTATGACGCTCGATTAGATGAATCCTTGGGCGAACGCAATCGAGGAAAGAAAAAACAAAGCTTGGCTTCTCGTCGTCGAGAAAGTGAAGGGACTGAAAAATCTATGGGGCGGCGTAAGTATTCTGCTGTTAGTACCATGGATAAAGGTAATCGCAAGAGAGGCTCCAAAGCAAAAAGAGTTGTTAACTTAGGAGCGGGAGGACCGGTGGGAAGAACCACTTCCTCACGTAGCTCTGACCTTACTCCCCAGCACAAACGGATGGCAATGGGACAAAAAGTGCCTCAAGGTAAAACGCCGGTAAAACTGGCAATAGGTGGCCTCGCTCATAGTAAACCAGTAAGAATGCGTGGAGGCGGCGCAGCGGTTAAAAAAATGAAAAGAGGCGGCAATCCGGGTGGTCGTAGAAGGTAATGGCAACGTCAGGGTCTACAGATTTTGAGCTGGATGTAGCGGATTACATCGAAGAAGCGTTTGAACGGTGCGGCCGTACTGTGCGCACTGGTTATGACCTTAAAAGCGCCAAACGCTCACTTAATCTTTTGTTAGCTGAATGGGCTAATAGAGGGCTTAATCAGTGGACTATCGAGGAAACCAGCTTAACTTTGGCTAAAGACATTCGTGTGTATCCCGGTGGAACTCTAACCATGACGGTGGCCGCGTCAGGCAGTTTTTCTGTCGGAGAAACGATTACGGGTGGGACAAGTGCCGCGACGTGTCAAATTACGAGTTTACCGTCAGCTACAAGTTTTGCCATAACCCTTCCTACGGGCACGTTTTCAAGTGGGGAGACACTAACTGGTGGAACCAGTGGTGCTACCACTACCTTGTCTGCCGCAGTGGATTTTTCTGATGTGCGCAGCACGATAGATTTTTTAAGTGCCGTTCTGCGGCGGGATAACACCGATTATTCTATTCCCCGTGTTAGTAGGGACGATTATTTAACTATTCCAAATAAAAGTACCACGGGAAGAGTAGATCAGTTTTTTCTTAATCGCTTAATCACACCTCAGTTAGAGCTTTGGCCTACGCCTGAAAACAACACCGATATTTTAATTTTTAATCGTTTAACACGTATACAGGACGCGGATACTTTTATAAATACAATGGAAGTTCCTTTTCGGTTTTATCCCTGTTTAACCGCCGGATTAGCTTATTATCTTTCTTTGAAAATAGCTCCGGATCGGACAACGCTTCTTAAAGCCGTATATGACGAAGAATTTATTATGGCAGCTACTGAAGATCGAGATCGGGCGTCGTTTACAATTCAACCTTCTGTTTCCTATGAGAGGTTGAATTAATGGGTAAATTTGCAACGGGAAAATATGCGTTAGGGTCTTCGGATCGTTCGGGGTTTGTTTATAAGTTAAATGATATGCGCAAAGAATGGACAGGCGCATTAGTGGGACCCGACGAATGGGAAAAGAAGCAGCCTCAATTAGATCCCCGCAAACACGTAAGCGACCCTCAAGCGTTAAGAAATCCAAGACCAACAACACCAATGGTTTTATCTGTTTATGTGGGAGTGCCCGACGTGGCCTTTAATGGTACATGGAAACCTATGAATTGTTTTGGTCAAGTGGGTCAGGTGACGGTGACAACAACATAATGGCTTTTACTTACGCACAGCTAAAGACGGCGATACAGGACTACACACAAAACAGTGAAACGTCTTTTGTTACTAATTTGCCTGTTTTTATCAGATCGTCTGAAGAACGTATTTTAAAGACCGTGCAGTTGACGTTGTTTCGTAAAAATTCTTCAGGAAACATGACTCAGAATGATGAATATTTAGTAATGCCCACCGATTATTTAGCGCCTTTTTCCTTGTCGTATACCGATTCTGACAACGATAAACATTTTTTAGATTTCAAAAGTGTTAACTTTATACAATCTTTTAATCCTGATGCGACTACTACCGGAGGACCGCGTTATTACGCTAACTTTGATGTAGCCAACTTCATTATTGGGCCTACCCCGGACAGCAATTATGTTGTTGAATTACATTATTACTACCGGCCTGACAGTCTTACTGCTGGAGCCGATGGTGCCACTACGTGGTTAAGCACTAATGCGGAGCTTACCTTGTTGTATGGGTGTTTAATTGAAGCCTATATTTATATGAAGGGTGATCCTACATTAATGCAGGAATACGAACAGCGTTTTGCGGAATCGTTAGTAGCGCTTAAACAATACGGAGAAGCCAAAGAAGTTACGGATGAATACCGTACGGGTATGGTTATTAGAGAAAAACAATGATGACACCGGAGATGGGAATAAGTAATAATTTTAAGGTGGAAGTTGTAACCACCAAGAACAGGGGGCATTCTGCTGAAGAGGTGGCCGAGCTGTGTATAAATAAAATTGTGGGTATTTCAGCAACGGCAGATCCCATAATTCGACAACAGGCGGAAGCCTTTAAAACGCATATAGAACAGGTAATTGTTTACTATATGAAAAAAGCAATACAGAGCGATAGAACCACGGTTTGTAATGCTTTGTTAGAGGCAGGAGAACCTAAATTAGCCGATTTGATTAGGAGATTATGATATGGCTTTCACCGGAAACTTTATGTGTACCAGTTTTAAGGTAGAACTTTTGAAGGGTGTACATAACTTTACTAATAGTACAGGCAATACTTTTAATGTTGCCATGTACGATAACAGTGCTTCTTTTACGGCTGCTACCACGGCCTATACTGCCAGTAATGAAGTGACGGGAACCGGGTATACCGCTAAAGGCAATACCTTAGTGAATGTTACGCCTAGCAGCTCAAGCACCACTGCTTTTACCGATTTTGGTGATTCTACATGGGGTAGCTCAACTATTACGGCGCGAGGAGCGATGATCTTTAATGACACAGCTTCTGGAGATCCCAGCGTGGTGATTCTTGATTTTGGATCGGATAAGTCTTCAAGCTCGGGGGATTTTACTATTGTATTTCCCACCGCCGATACGACGAGTGCGATTATTAGGATAGCTTAAAATGGCAGGGGTAACTGTTACCCTTGAAGGCTGGGGCGTCGATGTTTGGGATGCGGGAGCTTGGGGTCAAACCAGTGCCGGTCAGCAAGGTACAGCATCAGTTGGATCGGCCACTGTTACAGGGGCAGCTAATGCCAGTGTTACAGGGCTAGCTGCTACAGGATCGGTTGGAACGGTAAGTGTTACCGTGATATACCACCAGAATGTTAATGTTACTGGGGTAGCGGCAACAGGACAGGTAGGAAGTGTAGTAGGAAGTATTCCCGTAACCGTTCCTCTTCAGGGATGGGGAATAGGAGATTGGGGGGATAGCTCTTGGGGCTATTCCAATGCAGGATCTGTAGGGACGACGGCTGTTGGATCGGCCATTGCTATAACTGAGGGAACGGCGAATGTAACAGGCTTGGGTGCGACTACTGGGCTAGGAACTATTAGCGTAGTAACCAACAGTATCTTGTCGGTTACTGGACTAGCTGCAACAGCTTCGGTTGGAACGGCAACTACGGGACAGGGAACTACGGTTTCTGTAACGGGTTTAGCAGGAACAACGAGTGTAGGAACTACAACCGTTACGAATAAAACTAATGTGTATGTGACCGGAGTATATGCAACAGGCGAAACATCAGGTATCCAGCTATGGATGGAAATAGTACCCTCTCAAACAGCGAATTGGGTAGAGATAGCAGCATAAACAAGAGGTTTTAGACATGGCAACTTATGTAAATAATTTAAGGCTTAAAGAGATTGCAACTGGCGCCGAGAGCGGCACGTGGGGCACATCGACAAATACGAATCTCGAATTGATCGGAGAGGGTCTGGGTTACGGCACTGAACAGGTGGCGGCAGATTCTAATGAAACCTTTACTATGGCCGATGGTGCCGCAGATGAGATGCGGGCGATGTACCTTAAATTCACCTCCGCTGGTGCGTTAACTGCAACCCGTACTCTCACCCTTGAACCCAATACTGTTTCCAAGGTGTGGATTATTGAAAATGCCACTACCGGAGGACAGATCATTACGATCAAGCAGGGTTCCGGGGCGACGGTAAATGTAGCTAATGGTGCGAGGGCTTTACTCTATACCGATGGCGCGGGAGCGGGAGCAGCGGTTTATACCGCCAATCCAAGCCTTAGCGTTGACCTTACGTCAGAGGTAACGGGCACTCTTCCCATTGCTAATGGTGGAACAAATTCCACTTCCACTACTTATTGTGACCTAACAGCTAATGTAACAGGCACTCTTCCGGTTGGTAATGGTGGTACTGGGATTACAAGTCTTGGTGCTAATGTTGCCACATGGTGGGGAACCCCATCCTCGGCTAATCTTGCTAGTGCTGTTACTGACGAAACAGGGTCAGGAGCTTTGGTATTTGGTACAGGGCCTACACTAACAGGTGCGACTTTAGCTGGAGCGGTAACCGGAGGCGATCAAACAGTTTCTGCTGTTAATCTTAAAGATTACGGTGAAGTTACTAACGCCATTGGATCAACAGGCGGCGGTACTCAAGATATTGATCTTAATGCTGGCAACTCTGTTTCGGCCACTGTTGATACCTCTGCAAAC